AAGTCAGCACGTTTACCCGTAAGGGATGCTGTGATACCTACGGAGACTACTGAAGCTGTCTTATCAATACCTTTAAGGCTGTAATGCACATCGAAGTTACTAGCACTATCTCGGTCGCCCTTAGTAGTGTCTGGACGTAACCAACACAGAATAGACCAGTTCATAATGATACGTACAACAAGCAATGCAATATCGTCTGCCTGAGCACCACCACCTGATACAATCATCACACGGGTACTAGGCTTATGCATGAGTAACCAGATACTATATAAAGCAGCTAGTGTACTCTTAGCTTGACCACGCTGAGCCTGTACCATACGTTTACTATGACCGTACTGCATGAACTCTGCAATATCAGCTTGAATAGCGGATAGCTTAAATCCTAAGTACTGCATACCGACTTCAGCGAAGTCCTTGAACTCTTTGAATGTACCTGCACAGATAGTAGCAAGTAATTCACGTTCTTCTAGCGGGATCATACGTGGGTTGTGTAACCACTTCTGACACGCTGTATGTAGCGTTTTATACCGACTAATAACTGTTTCAGATACCATTTAGTTTCCTTAGAATGTATTAGGTTGAGCCACACCACGGGTTAGTGCCATAAGACCTGTTTGTAAATCTGTAGTACCAATGCTGATCCAACGTTGATCTAACCCTTCAGTAGTACGTAGCTTAGTAACTAAAGTACCCAACTCAACTCCCTTAGCTTTAATTTCATTCATGAGATCAATTTCACCTTGAGATAACTCACGATAACCTTTAATTTGTCTGTGTTGATTATCCATATAACTTCCTTAATTTAAATTAGTTTAAATACGCACCAATACCATCAGTAGCTTCTTGAACTTCAGCTAGGATACTAGTAGCAACTTCTTTCTTAGCTTCATCCTTGATACGAGCAGCAACTTCTTGTAGACGTTGAATATCCTCGTTATCAGGTGTAGCTGTAATACCTTCTTGTTTCAATAGGGATAGTGCTACTTGCTTATCGGTAGCACTCATAGGGATACCTTCAGCTTTGTAGAACTCGAACTCAAAGATAATCTGCTCCACAAGTAATTCATGGAGCAACGTGAGTCGAGATGTACTAGCACCTGTTTTCTTAGTCATACTTAATCCTTAAATTTTAAGTAGTACCGTTTGAGGTCTACATCGTAGTTATTCTGTTTGTAGTTCTTACCATTGTACCGTAGAGCTACGTTAGCCCAATCAAGTTTCTTCAGGTAAGGTACAATACCTGAACCCTCTAGGAACTTAACAAAGACTTCAAATTGAGAATCTTCAGACTTGTACATAGCATTCACAAACTGCTGTACAGAGCTGAATCCGCATAGTTTCCAGTGATAGCCCATGATCTGAGCAATACCCCAAGAACAACTCTCTAGGGCACTTGTACGATCGATCTTAGCAGCAGCTTCTAGCTTCTTAGGCTGCTCACTGTACTTACCATAACCACCTGCACCGTAACCATTTTGTGCCACTAAGTTAGGATACTGTTTGGTATAGTACAGCGCTTTAGCAGAACCTAAATGCTCTACAAGTCTACGATACATGATATGACGTTCATATAGAATCTTAGGTGTACCATCTGCATTGAATCCTGAACCAGAACTCTCCTTCTCTAAGATAGCACGTAATGCAGCTACTTCTACACCTAAGCGTTTAGCTTCACTTTGAATCTTCTGTAGGCTTACTGCCATCTTTAGAACTCCTTAATTCTCTAATCAATTTAACTGTACCATCAGTACCATGCCAAGCTATAACGCCTGACACAACACCTACTAATAATGATGTAGGGATAACCATACCATCTGGTAAGTTAAACCATAACTCTACTAAGAACTGAATTACAGTGATACCTGTTAAAGCGATACCTGCAAAGATACCACACAGGATGTTCTCACCCCAATTCTGTTTCTTAGAATCCTTACTTGCTTTTAAAAATGAGATAGTCATAGCTAGTACTACTCCCATAATAATATGAATGTGTTTGTACAGCTCCGACCCGACATAGATCAGAGCCACATAGACCTGATCTATGAAGTTCATTTATACTCCTTGTATAAGTTTAGTGTTAAGCTTCTCTATAGACTGTAGTAGCGATTTCAATTTAAAACACCTATATCAGTTTTAATGATGACAGCATTTTTAACAGGCCATAAAAACCGCAAGGGTTTGGATTAGATTAATTTAACTGCTAGTGTTCCACTTGCTAAATCAACCGCAGCAGCACCAATATTCTTGAATTTTACTGTCACTATATTTGCTGCACTAACTTGTGCGCTAATTTCAATATTAGCGTTATATTGACTAAATGCAGCATTAACTGGCGCACCTACAGTAGCCCCAACAATAGATACTGTTGTGGATACTTCGGCATTAGCAGCAATGGAGGGCGGATCATATACAATAGATTTTTTAAACGTACTGCTTCCAGTTAAAATTGGAGCTGCATTTGCGAACGTAAAACCTCCGATTAGGTTTGAGTTTTTAAATGTTACTTGTGATCCCGCTATGGCGAGGTCAATTAGTGGCCCACTAATACCTTGTATGTTTGAGTTCTTAATAGTAACTATTGGGTTTACAGAGCCAGCGAGCGACCTATTAAATATGAAGTTGTTAAACACAACCGAAGCATCTGTCTGAAGATTAGCAATGGTTAGCTTCTCAAATTTACATTCCAGTAATTTCTGTTGATCACAATTAATATTCTTCAGTGTGATGTCTTTAATTGTTGACCCACTATCTCGGAATAAACCATAAACCGCGTCTGGTATCTCCTCAATTCCATCAACTATCAAAACATCACAAGTTCCTGCTGCACCTGAAACACCGATAGGCGTCGTCATTTTTTTGATGTTTTTAATGTTTAGCGTCCCGTAATATGTATTATTAAGCATATAGTTCAAGTTCTCATTAAAACCCTCAAACAAAGCACTATCCAACTGACAAGCAAGATTAACACTCAATTTATCACCATCTTTAAAACTAAACTTATTAACAATTAAGCGTTTTCGGTTTATCTCAGTTGCCCCCCCGTACATTTCAACACTACCCACGCAGCGACTAGCGCGGAACTCCTTAATAGTGATCGTGCCAAGTCTATGCACTTTGTAAACAACGTGACGAAAACCATCTGACTTCTTAAAGCAGGAAATGTCATCTAAATCTATAAGCCCGCGTGTAATAACACCAGAATCCGTAATCTCAGCCTCCTCATGAATCAAGTTTGTAACAAGCAATCGACCAGAACCAGCATGAAGATCGTCACGGAAAATACCGTGAAACTTCTTAGTATCCAGATTGTATGTGTGATGTACGAGATAGATACCCCAGTAGTCGCCAGTTAGATTTCGAGCCATAACGTTCTTGGTAAAGATTCCAGCGCAGGCGAGATTATATGAGATAGCAGGACTTGCAAAATGAATATTATCGAACTCTAAGTTATATCCGCTAACCGTGGTCATTCGGTTTGGTCTAACAGTAGCATCAGGATGCCAACCAACATTAAAGCCGCAAAGAAAACCGTCCATCTCCATAGAAACTAAAGTGAAATCTGAATGGTATGGGTCAAAAATAACATTTGTGAGTTTAAACGTGCCGCTACCGTCTACATCTTTTGGTAAAAAGTGGATTGGGCATGTTCCAGAGTATAGGTTTTTAGTCTTATCGTTTGCTATATTTAAGTTCTTAATATTATGCGGATAACTAAACCCCATGCCTTTAATTACTGCACCACGGGTAGTTGTGAAATGATAAGTTTCTGGTGTGGTGATATGAAAGCCATGAAAATCAATTTCGTAAATTCTACTGTCGGCATAAGCAACCATGCGGGTGAGTTCGGCTGTTTGATTAAATACAATCCCATCTCTAACACCAAACTTACGAATATCAAAATCATCATTAAAAACAGCATGGAGTCCATTATTTAAAGGGATTGAATAGTCTGTAGCTGTATCTGAGATAACATATAAAGCGCCACCATTATCAAATAAGTTGTTATAGCCAAGCGTTTTAACAACATCACCATTTTTTAGATTCTTGTCAACCAGTTCAGCAACAGTGTTCACGATGATCAAGTTACCAATCTTAATCCACCACGTCATATCCACATTTGGATCATCCATATTTCCATCATCGGTGCTTTTTACGATGTCGCCATTGGTCAGAACGACGCGCTCATTTAATTTATAACCACCGACACGCGAGTGCCATTTAGAACCACCGTTGTAGCTGACTTGCTGCTGTGTTTCTCCGCTTGCGTCAAGTACGTTATTAGCACTAACTTTACCGCCAACAATAATAGCATTTACTGTATCCGCAGCCCCTTGTGCTATCACAGCAGCATCTTGGGCATCCTGAGCAGCATCTTGTGCTAAGGCTAGTGTTACGTCTAGTACCTCAATAACCTCATAAGTATCAGATGCTAATTTACTGAAGCCATCACGCACCTCTTGTTGAGAATGTCGTAACTGCTCGAAGTTCTCGTCCATTGTCTGAGCAATGAACTTAGCACCTGCACGATAAGCATGATCACTCTGATCAATATCAGTCTCACGCTGTAGGCGTACTACCCCGCTAGATACACTAGGGGATAGTCGTATAGTTGTTTCATTTAGATAAACTACAGTGTAACCTGCTTCAGCAGCAGGTACATCATTAACAGTAACATTTACTGCATCTTCTCCGTAGTTAAAGTCGAAACCAATTACGAAGTCTGCTGTAGGTGTACTAACTGCGTACTCGGTGTACGACTTCAATTCATTCATATTTATTCCTCAAAAGCTATTGATAGGTAATGTAAAGGAGTAGCAGCATTCAGTGGAGAGTTCTTCAACACATTATGCCAGTTAATATCGTCGTTAAAATCTACGGAGTAATCCCCATCTTGTAAACGTCCAGAAGTATCAAAGAACTCCCCAACTAAGTTGTAAGACTTAGAGAATGGGGCTATAGCTGTTACGGAGTTATTACCAAACCCAGACATGATAAGTTCCAATGGGTAGTTCAAAGCACCTAGAGCTGTCATAGCGCGGACAGTACCTACTACTAAATCTTCATCAGGTTCTTTACCTTGACGTATGTTCTGGGCAGACGCTACTAACATAGATACAGGAATCTGCGCAGCCAATAACAAAGCTAAACCTACAGCACCGTCACGGTTATGAGTTCTACGTAGAACCTTCTGTTGTGAAGCGAAGGCATACCGCATATACGGGAAGATCACCTTACCTACAGCGTTGTACTCTAAGATTGCAGGTGTCTCACCTTTCTGAATAGTTAAAGCAAGGTTGTCGGATTCATGCATAATCTTCTGCTCATACGCAATACGCACATCGGCATTCCAAGCATCTACATCCCCACCATGTTTCTTCCATTCAGCAGTGATACCGTTAATAAGGTCATCATGCATATTCATTTTAGTCTTTAAGAACTTAATGTCAGATGCACTACCTGTAGCTGCTTTCTTAGTTGTATTCATGTACATACCCATAAGTAGACCTATCTGGAAACGCTTAACAGTTTCAGACATATTCATGAAACGAGCACTTTGCCCGTAGTACTGAGCTGCTTCAGCTACACCGCCACCAACTTGAAAGTTATCACTGTAGTGGGTCATAAACCACTTCCAACGAGAACCTTGCATTAAGCGACCAGTCATGATGTCTGTGAAGTCCTTAGCTTCTCCCTTAGTAAATTTACTCATAGGTTGTAAAGCTGCCTTCATACCTTGATGGATAGCACTGAAGTTCTTAATAACACCCGTCTTAACTACCTGTGTAGTCAAATCCACTAAACTAAGTAAACCTGAACCTGCGAGTAAAAACATATCCGCTAAAGACTGAGCTGCTCGAATACTATTAGGTACTTGAGCACCAGTAGCATTACCGAGTAAATCTGCACGTACATCCTGTAAGAACCTACGCACTTCCTGCGGATCAGTACCTTTTGGAGCTGTATCTGGGATGGATTCAAGAATCTTATCTAACTCTGCTTCAGTACGGATACCATAACGACCTAAGCCATTACGATGTGCCATACGTCGAGAGTACGCATCTAAGGAACTCATAGCACTGTTGTCTACTAGATCAGCCATAGTAATGACCTCACCTTTAGATGTAGTGAATGCTTTATTCCAGTCCCATTCAATACGTCTCCTGTAGTTCTTAGGAGCACTTGTACCTTGCTTAGTCTGTTCCTCGAATATACGTTTAGTAGCTGTAGCTGCTTCATCAGAAGTTAGACCTGCTTTAGTAAGCATGTCATGCATAACCTCTTTATTCATACCTACAGTAGTAACGTCACCTAATGAACGAGCACCTTGCCGTTGTGTTTCAATGAAGTGCTGCCCTACTTGTTTAACCGTAAGTTTATATGGGTTAGTAGTAGCTGTCTTAGCACCCTTCTGTACATCTGTGTAGGTACGCCCTGCTTTAGCGTATTTAGGATCAAGTAGTTTAGGATACATAGTTGTGATTTGCTCACCATAAAAGGTTGCTAGATCATCCCATGTAGCTTTACCACCCTGTACTAAATTATGCATGTTATCGTAGTTATGCTTCACAGGGAAGTACGTAGGTCTACGCACTATACTGTCAGCATTCTCTACGGTACTTAAAACACCTGTAGTCTTAGAGTCATCTAAGATTCGCATAGCAAAGCCTGAGTTAATATATGTGTCCATTACCTTACGCATACTAGGATGTAAAGGTACGTCATCTAACATACTCTTAGTCTCAGCATCAGTAGGTACTCTGCCGTATTTAGACTCAAATGCTAATACACGGGAATCTAACTTCTGCATCTCAGCTTGGAAAGTCTTAAATACTGATAAAGCATTCTCCTGATATGATCCATTGATACTACCAAACAAACCTCGACCAGCACCTGTAATATCCTTAATAGCACCTTTAAGAGCTACCTCTGTTGGTACTAATAAAGCACCGTAGGTATTCATAAAGGCTGCTTGTGCTGTAGCTACGTTATCCCCTTCAGTGGTGACACTTGCTAGTAGGTGATACGCAGGGTGTTCTGGATCATCCTTAATGTAGTACGCTAATTCATCTGCACCCGATGTAACCTTATTCACTGTAGCACTTTTATTCATGAACTCAGCACGAGTTAAACCTGCCGTGTTAGAAGTCTTTAATGGAGCTTTCAGCTCTGCTTCTAAAGCAGTCTGAGCTTCTTGTACTTGTTGTTGTAGTTTCGGAGTAAGAGCACCTGATACACTGGCTATAGGAGTGTACACAGGCTCGTCAGGGAGATTTTGTACTGTAGGTTCATCTAACCCACGTACTGCTGCTAACTCTGCGTCTACAGCATTGTCAAGGGCTTCTGTACGCTGTACTGCTTTAGCTGTTGGAGCTAGTGCTCGGCTTAAACTGAATCCTACAACATCCCAAATCTTTTCATCAGGGGTACGTATATCTGAACCTGTGTTAGCTTCATTATAAGCATAGATACCTGCACCTGCTACAGCACCTTGTCCAAGACGTTCTGCAACCCTAGCACCTGTACCTGCTTTGGTAGCGAAACCACCTACACCGCCTAGTAGTAAGTCAATATCTACCATAGAACCTGCGATAGCTGCAAATGGTCTTTGTGATGCACGTTCTTGCTGCCCTCGTCTACGTAGTAAGCGATCTTGCTTATTCAACATATCAGCAGCACTAATAGCACTACCTAGTACATTAATCTCATACGGATCACCTTGACCGTGTAACTTGAAGAACTCGTCCGCATCATCTTGAGGTTCATAGGACATATCCTGTTCAAAGACCTGAGAATCTACTGTGTTCTCAATCATAGCTGTCATAGTAGGAGCTAAGTTTTCTTTAAAGACCGCAAAGAAAGGTGGTTCTTCAACTGGTGGTTGATCGTTATTTAAATCCGTAGCAGTACGAGCTAGTTCATTACTAGCTGTACCTGCTTCTGTTGGAAGTAACCCTGCAAGGGATGTAGTACCCCCTGTAGGTTGTTTAGGCTCATACACTACAGGTTGAACAGCACTAGCTGTATCGGGGATACTATAGAACACTGGGGTAGATGGTTTAGGTGTACTATCTACTTGTTCTGTTACGATAGGCTGTTCTGCCATAGTTTATCTCCTATTTACGAATTGTTGGTTTGTATTGCTCATGGTAGTACTTAATAGCATTCAAGAAGAACTCATTACGCTTGTACGCAGGTGTTCCTACAGCTTTACCCTTCATGAACATAGGGCTGTTACGGAATATACGATGACCTTCTACCACTGAACCTGCTTGGAAAGCTTTAGCTATGGTTTGACCACCACCTTTACCCCCAAACCAAGTAGCATCGTAGATAGCTGCTATAGGCATAACGGATGTTTTAGGTAAGGCTCTTTCTGTAGGTTTAGGTAAACCTGTATCACGTAGCATCTTATCAACACCAGATGACTCAAAGTGGTATTTCATGAATTTACCCTGAGTTTTCATCATAGCGGGCATATTACCTTGATTACGCTTGAACTCATTAATCAAAGCTAAACCTGTACCTGCACGGTGTTTATCTTCCCTAGCTCCCCAACCGTACACAACACCATCAGACTGACCACTGGTTTTTACGTCTGTCATTTTACCGTACAAAGCGAAGCCTTCGGTATCTACCCAACTACGTACAAGTACTTGTGCTAACTCTACGTTACCACCTACACCTGTAGCTAGGTCTACGGGGACTACCTCATTCTGTACACTAGCAGTACCACCCTTACCATATACAGTTAGGCGTTGCTTAGACTTAAACATAGGTGCACCGCTTTGGACAACCATACCACCACTAGCACCTTTAGTACCTGCTGCGGAACGAGCATAATATGTTTTCTCCATATCAGCCTTCCACTCAGTATTACGGTAACGATTACCCCCCATACCTGCGATACCTGAGAAGTTCTGAACTTGCCCATCTTTAACAGCGTAGAAATAAGCATCACCATTAACCCCGAGTTGTACAAGTACATTCTGAGGATTAATATTTAACTGCTTACCAATAAGTTCACGTTTACCGTTTACAACCTCTGCAAAGAGTTGTCTACCCATAGGTACGCCTTTCGATGTAGTAACCCTATTCTGTTTGAAAGCATCGTTAGTACTACGACCCACGACAATATCACTGTACTTATTTCGGAGCATTAAACCATCTTGTAAAGCCATTTGATATAAAGCTTCTGGGTTAGGTGATACAGTTCTACTTGTGTAGCGGGATTTAGATTCCTCAATAGCTTCCTTAGCAATACCTAACTGGTACTCCCGACTAGACTTATCCATCTTATCTAAGAAGCTACCTGCTGAGTTATGGAATACACTACCTTTTAGATCAGTACTCTTTAAATCTAAAGCATTCCAAGCCTTATCAAAGTTCTGCCTACGTACCTGAGCTTGTACAGGGTTCTGTAGTTTCTCACGCAAATCAGACATACTACCACCTGATTGCCATACTTCCTGTAAGGCATAACGTAGATCATCATTCTCAATACCAGATAATACCGCATCTGCTCTAGCTACGTTCACGCTAGAAGAAGTCCATTGACGGTACAACCCACCAATTTGATTGAACTGTTGCTCTGCTGCCTTGTACTGCGGACTTAACTTAGCTTGCGCATCTGAGTTCATAGCAAATGTTTGAAAACCACTAGCTAATCGTTTACCACCCTCAGAGTACAACTTAGCATCATAGCGATCCGCCTTATTCTGAGCGAAGTCCAGTAAGTTCAAACCTGCTAGCATAGGATCATAATTAGCCTGTTGCTCTGCTGCTGCTGTAACAGTCTTGTACCATGCGTCCTCACTTACACCATCAACACCATAGTTAGCAGCTACGTATTCTTCTGCACTACCATAACTTAGGATGTACTGAGGGTCTTTAGCGAACTTACCATCTAGGATAGCTTTATTCTGCGCTTCTGCGAAGTCCCAATCAGCTTTAATAAGTCTAGCCCGATCTTCAGGGGTTAGATTAGGATTGTTAGCGTAACCTACTACATTTTGACGTACTTGCTCAATGTCGTAAGTTTGCTCACCCATCTCTACAGCATGTTGGTACTGACCTTGTGTTAAGGAAGCTTGGATACCATTGTACTTATATACACGATCAGTAACTTCACGTAGGTCTTTAATGATAGGGCTAGCCATATCAATATAACCCTCACGCATCATCACCTGAGCTGCTGTATTAAGCTTCTGTAGAATCTCTGGGGTGTTAGGACTAGATTCATCTAACTGCCCTAGTATCGTCTGTACTGTACCTGCAAAGACAGGTTGTACATCCTTTAGAGCTTCTTCTAAACTAGAACCTTTGAGTTTCTGAGCTTTGTCCACTAAGTCCTCAAACCTAGCACCTAACAGCGCAGTAGTCCGTTCTTCATTCATAGGTAGCGTTGTGATAGCTTGGTAGAGAAGTCCACCTGTACTGACCTTTAAACGTGTATAACGATCTGCATTGACTTTCTTAATAGTGTCATTAATATGCCCTAAGTACACAGCATCCTCTTGGATAACCTGTGCGTACATCTTCTCTTTGAAGTCGGAGTCTAATTCCGTAGCATTATAAATGTCATCTACGTTACCACGTTGGTACTCTTGACCTAATGCATCTAACTGTTCATCAGTAACATTAGGGTCTTTAGATAAGCGATTAACTTCCTCAAAGAACTGCATCTGCCTAGCCATACGAGTCTCAGTAATGTTCTGAATATCTCGACCTTGATTATAGTACTTACGATCTAAGAACCCTACATCACGTTGGTACTGGTTCATGTAATCACTAGCACCTAAAGCTACTAAACGATCCCCGTTTTCTTTATTATAGGTATAGATACCTTCTGAAGCTTTACCTACAAGAGCTAAGGCGAAGTCCGACAAGTTCTGTTCTTTCTCTACTGGACGTTGCGTAGCTTGTAGATTGCTTTGACGTACCTGAGCCAGTTCAGGTTGTGGGACTATTGTCGCCATAGTATCTCCTTATTAGAAACCTTTAAAATTTAAACCTAAGTTACTTGGTAAACTGTAACTACTTGGCATAGAGTTCATAGATGCAGTTTGGGGTGTACCTGAGCCGAATTGTAAACCTGCGCTAAAGCCACCTTTTTGAGTCATAGCTTTATAGCTGTCATATATACTTTTACCTGTTTGGTATAAGCTACCTACATCTAAACCCTGCTGTTGCTGTGTTTCAATATTACGCTGTAAAGAGTTCACCCCTTTATTAGTAGTTTGATTAATACCTGTTAAATAGTTATCATATAGAACCTGACTATTCAACTCTACACCTGCTAGAGCCTGTGTAGTTTGTGAATCAATCGCTTGGGCTAGAGCTACTGCTGAACCGCCAATGAGATCAGCAGCACCCATACCTGCACGGACTTGACTTATAGAGGTCTTACCTTGTGCTTGGTAGGCTTGTAAAGCTCTAGCTGTTTGCATACGCTGTATTTGTTGGGAGCGTTGTTGATCAAACAAATCCGTAGCTACGTACTTAACTACTTCATCGTTGTACTTCTTCTGGGCTTTTAAGGCTGCTTCGTTAGGGTCAGATTTACCTAACCCTGTGAATAACCCTACAGCACCGCCAATAGCAGTTCCCCACGTGCCAAAGTTAGCGCCCATCTGAGCACCCGACATAGCGCCCTGTAAACCACCTAATGCATTAGCCATAAATTAACCTCTAGGTCGTGGATGTTTACGGGCTGTTCTTAGAACATACCCTGCGGTTGTTAAGTTCATATCAGTAGTCCTATCTGTGAAGATCGTACAGGTTAAACCGTCTAATCTACTACGACAAGGGATTACAGAAGTACTAATACTGTTAATCCAAGTATAACCTAGATTAACCTCAGACCATGTAGCAGCCGATGTATCTACTGTACCAACTTCACCAATGAAGTCTGATACCATGTACTTGAACTCACCTGTATTACGGAAAGTTAGTGGGAAGCTATGCACTGTGCTTTTAACACCTGCTAGTACCTTACCATTCTGATCCTTAATATACGGGGGTGTTAAAGTGAAGTAGCTACCAAAGCGTAAGCCTATAGCTACTGTACCTGTGTGGTTGCACTTGATAGTACCCGCTACACGATCTACAGTTAGCTCTAACTCCATGTGTCTGTAGTTCCGATCATCGTAAGCTACAGCTACTAGATCACCTTCAGGCATGTACTCTAAAGTACCTTCACCATTAGAATCAGTCTCTACGTACTGGTATATATCCAAGTACGGTACAGGCTTGTCTTTTAATTGATTCAACTGCGTATTAGTAGTACAAACGAGTGTACTACCATCAGTATCCTCTAAGAACAAAATACTGTACTCTTGAAGGAATGCTACATCTAGTACATTACGGGGTAACTCCCACTTATGGAAGCCCATAATACTGCGAGTATCACCTTGCCAAATAAATTGATTGACTAGAACCTCAGGGGTATCCGATGTGAACATAACTGAGTTATTGGTACTAGAACCTGCCATACCTGTACAAACACCTTCCGCATACAACGGTAAGTGATCTGTAAGGTTCTGTGGGTTGTACTGCGAATCCGTGTACGGGTTAGGAATCATCTCCCCTACTTGGTAGTAATCTAAACCACGCTGATAAGCGTAGTATAAGCTCCGTGCTGCCACAATAGGGCGTACAGCTAGGCTAACCTCAGCTTGTGTACTCGGATAGATTACAGCGCTCTTAGGGGTCAATACAGTGTTATTCGCAGGGATTACTGCCTGTTGTGTCTGACTGAATAGAATTAAATCCTTATTGTAAGGTACAGCGTACTCAAACTGAGAGTTACTCAAAGAAGTTGCGCTGATCTCAATAGGATCATCGTCTAGTACTTCTTCTACGGTAGTCCGCATAAAGATACTAGGATCATTACTCTTACTCATACAAACATAAGCACCACTCAATAAAATTAACCTTGATTGGTAAGCGCTAATACCTGTAAAACCAAAGTCCATGAATGAAGGTTCGGGATTGTTATTATCATCCCCTGCGGAACGTCCTTGTATCTCTAAAGTATTAACTACTACACCGTTAGTGGTGTAGTCGTAGTACCAGTACATAGGTGTATTCTGAATAGTGTAACGATCCTCGTAAGCACCACACTCCTTCCATGTACGTGTCTCATGGTTGTACTGGAAGTACGCAAGGTTACTAGTCTGACCCACACCTTGAATATAACCATCTAAGGTAGCAGGTAATGTAGGGGGTAGTACATCTTTGTTCTTAATTACACTACCGCCCGAAGCTGTAACATATAAGTCACCGCCTAAACCTTCCAGTATAACTTGTTCTGTACCACCCTTTGCAAGTACAGCTAGTGTAGTACCTTCACGAAGAACATTAAATGCAGTAGTGAAAGTTGTATCTGCAAGCATCTTTGTTTCAAACTGCGTAGCAACGTACTCAGGAGTTGCCTGAGACGCTGTAGATGTACTCGTAGTAACACTGTATTCTAAAACTGTAGTACCTTGTGTAACCTTAGCTGTATATGTCTTACTAAATGCCCCAGACATAACACGAATCCAACCTGCGAATTTAGGATTCAAGTTCGCTGTTGTTTCTAGAAATAAACCCCATGCCTTAACAGTAGCGTTATACATATAACGTGTAGTACCTACATACGGAGAGTACTTATCGAACGCAGCAGGGAGTGTTGGGGGTAGTTCTGAGCGTTGTGAGTAAGTATGTGTAGTACCTGATTGTACCACTACAAGTGTATTAGCTGCGGGAGTATCTACTTGTTTAGAGTACGTAGCTTCAACTGTAGTAGTCGGAACTATCCCCACGAAACTTAACACCGTACCAGTGAGGTACACATCTGCAACACTACGAAAAGCAGTGTCCGCTAGGAATTGGTTGTATAGGTTCTGAGCTACAGTAGTGTACTGTGCTGTATAAGCTGTACCCGTGTATGTCTTACTATACGTACTAGAACCGATCTTAACAGTTGCTCTAAGGTTACTAGCAGAACCTACGATAGTCCCTGATTGTAGATACAGTACACCTAAGTTTGTAGAATCTCTAGGTACTACTGGGGTTATAGGATCAAGTACTTTCTCAGGTATTCGCTCAGTGTTTAGTATATAGCATTGATTCTGACTAATAGCACTACGTATAGTACCTTTGTTAGCATTCACTAGGTATGGATACTGGGCATCTAAAATAATTGCTTGATCTGAGAACCGCACAATTACTAACCGACCAGTAGAAGTTACACATTGGATGTAGTACTCACCACCAAGTTGAATAAAATCAAACTTCGTATCTTTAGGTACATCTAACTTACCATGTAGTTTAAAACCTGATCGTCTACGTAACCCATTAACAGGGTCAGATAACATATTTACTTGAGCACCTAGCTGACCATCTAAACGCTCTTGCGGTGTCTGTTGAGACACACCTTGAATTAACGATGGGTAGGTGTCCTCGTAAATCATACTATCTCCTTAGTGCCATTTAATCTGTGATCTGATACGTCCAAAACGTCCTGATCGTTTGAATGCTGAGCTGTTGTATCTACGCTTACGTAGATTCTCTTGTTTGAGCTTCTCCATAGCTTGACTAGCGAAAGACTGTAACATCTGTACAGAGTTCTCTACACCGAAGTCGGCTGTGTAAATCTCACATGCGGCTACATACGTTACGTAGTGTGCTGCATATAATGGTAAGTGCTCAAACCGAGTATCCTCAATAACCTCTACTTTAATAGGGGCTGAGAACAACCAAGAACCTGTGTATGTATCAATGAGGTCATCACCTCTGATCTCTACATCACAATCTAAACCATAAATACTAATAATATCTGCGGGTGCATCAATCTTACCATCTGTATTAACAGGTAAGGTTAATGTCCGTTCATTGAACCACCAACCTTCAGCTAGTAAAGAACTACGTTGTCGTTCAATAGCTGCTAGAATTAAATCTACTGTTGGGTGTGCTGTGTCTAAATCCGTCACATGATGCTCACCCAAATACGGGAGAACAGTGTTCACGGCATCAAGTAATTTCATACTGTCCTCCTTATAAAATTTACTACTGAATACACCGCAATCTAAAAGTCTTACGATACATAGCGACTTAAAGGGAAGTGTATTCAGTAGTAAACCTTAGTCTACTACCTTTGCTTTGGTACTACGCTTAGGCTTCGCTGTAGTTTCATCTTCTACAGGAGCTTCAGTTTGTACTAACACATCCGTTAATGCAGCAGTAATATCTGCGGATGCTTTTTGTTCTGTTTGTTTAGCAGCTAATTTAGCGAATGCTGCACTGTATACTACATCTGTCATATTATCTCCAAAACAGAAGGGACTCCGTTAAGAGTCCCTGATTGATTAAGGTGCTGCTGTACGAGTAACACGGATAGGTGCTACAGTATCAGGACGGCGAGTATCAATAGTCAACATGCTGAAGCAATCCAGTACGTTAGTCATTTGTGGTTCGTCATCATAGAAACGAGTAGTCCAACCTTTAGCTGTTACTGTTACGAGAGACAAGTTCTTAGAGAAAATAATCATCTCGGCAGTCGCTTCAGCAGCCGTCACATCAAACGCATTACCGTTACCAGTAGTACTTAATGGATGACCTGTAACAGCACCAGTAGGGAACTCGGTGTGCTCTACTACAGGGATACCGTTGATATGCACTACACGACGACCTGCGAAGTCACCTGCACCAGTACTGAACTCAGAGCTAATTACTTTCTTAGAATGTAGTAACTCAGAGTACACAGCAGGGGTTACGATAGTGATAAGGTCTTGTACAGGTACTCGACGTTTGATAAGCTCATTCACAGCAGCACCGTGAGCTGTTACTAATGCAGCAGCGTTATCTTCCATCTGTTCTTCTGTAAGAGAAGTACCCACCGCAGGTGCTAGTAATGCAGCAGTCTTGAAGAAGCCATCGTAGAATGCACCACCTGTTTTAAGGTGTGCGGGTGCAGTCCAAGTACCTGCTTTCTGTAAGCGGATAATGTGTGCCTGATCGTATGCACGACCAAATGCTGTACCTGCATTCTGACCTAACTCAGGCATGAAGTCAGGAGCAGTCCAGTCATCCATGTAATCAATAGGGTGTCGGATGTACAACATCACTTCTACTACTACGTTGAATTTATCAGATGCTACTCGTTGATCTACGATAGTCTCACCTGCTTTACGCCCCTTAACCTCTGAACCCGCTAAGCGGTCAATACGGTAGTTATTAGAGCGATCTGCTGTAGACTTCTGAGCTGACCAAGATTGGAAGTTCTGAGAGTACTTGAATACTGTGTCAACAACACCTTCATAGATTTCTAAGTGCTGATCGACTGTCGAAGTTGCCCCACCGTAGTGTGGACGAAATGTAGGGTTAAAACCACCACCATGAACAATTGCCATAAATATTTATTCCTTTTAGAAACACAAAAACCCCAACTGCAAAATGCAATCGGGGTGTATTGAATTATAGTCCTTGCTGTGTACCCAGTGTACGAGCGTTAGACAGTTGTGTAAAGCGTGGATCGGTATGCATATTACTGTAACCGACTTCCTTAGCTAGTTTAGCTAGTTCTGCATGGTAGTCTGTTTTAGATAACCCACGAACTGCCTGACCACCCAGATTACCCTGAATAGGAGAACCTTGTGTAGTGTTTACAAAACCAAACTGTTGAGATGTACCAAGTACATAATCAACTGCTTCGTTGATCTTACCCTGTTCTTCTAGGTACTTAGCGTAGCCTTTCTGTTCAGGTGTTGCTTTAGCATTAAATGCACCGACAGCATGTTGCCAGTTCTCTGCACCACCTGCTTTCTGGTGTGCTGTGGCTACTGTCTGCTGTTTAACTTGTTGAGCCTGTTGATAAGCAGCTTTAGCCAGTGCTTCGGCATGTGCTTTCTGTTCAGGCTTTAAAGCTTGTGTAAGATGGTTTAAGTTAATTAAGTTCGGATCACCGTACTGCAAAGCAGGTACAAGCGCATCATAGAAATCATCAGCCGTGATACCCGCACCTTGAGTGAAGTACTGTACACTTACATCCAACGGGTTACTGCTATCGTAACTAGGAGTACTAGGTACAGGAGCTTGTAACAAAGGCTCTTGTGGAGCTTGCGTATTCGCTGTAGGAACTGTTGGTTGTGCATACGGACTTACCTGTGGCTGTGGAGCATACAATGGTGCTTGTGGCATCACAGGGGGTTGGTACGGTTGTGACGGTTGCTGTGGAGCTTGGTACTGTGGTACACCTTGACTGTATCCTTGAGGATCAAGTGGTGCTTGTACAGGAGTAGCTGCTTGTGGGATGTTAGGTGCTTGACCTTGTACTTGTAAATCTGACATTAATTAGTTTCCTTTAATTGAATAAATCCAGATGCAGCTAGCAGTAATGTACCTATGAAAATATGTTCAGAGTCAGGCTGTAATTTGTTATTAAATTGCTCCAAAAATTCAGAGTGCGTAGCTATCCACTCCATACCATGTAGGGCTTTAACTACCTCTGTATGACCACCATTTTGACATTGCATCATAGTATCAAATAAAGTTTGTACCTGTTGTTCCGTAATGTTAGACATTAAATAATTCCTTGTGATTGCTGTACTGCTTGGACTGCTTGTTCTTGACCTGCACCTTGCATCATAGCTTGCTGCTGAGCAGCTAACTGTTGTTCTTGCTGTGCTTCTTGAGCAGCGATCTCTTTCATTTCTTCTTCAGTGTACGTGATGTCCTCTACGTTCACACCATTAGCTCGTAAGATACCCTCGACTACTTTATTCAGATTAAACTGTTTAAAAGATTGTAGTACAGGTACAATAGCGTTAATCTCTGCTGTAGCTGTTACTAGAGCTTGGTTCTCAGAAGAACGGGATAGTGCTTGTAAACCTGTAAGAATCTCTAAGCGGAATTCACCTTGTTGTACAGCATGAATAAACGAAGGTTGTACTTCATTAAGTAAAAGATATGCTAAGGGTATATGTAGACTCTGAGACAGTTGCGAGTACACACCACCGAGAACCTGCTCTGCTTCATTAGCATTCATCATGATCTCATACTGCGTAACTCGTTCTGCGTCACGCTGATTAGATGTACTCATGAACGCTACATTAAGTCGATTAGCAACTTCTGCAATCTGTGTACCTAGGGTTTGAATTTTCTGGTAGTCACCAACCTCATACTTCTGTACGGATTCTACCTGACCTGTAATCCAATCTCCACTAACTGCTCCTACAGCTCTGTCAATATCAAACTGACCTGCGGGATTATACACGTTAAGTACAATACAAGAGTTTAACTCATATTCTGTGAGTGCTTGAGATAACTCAGATAACTTAGCGAAGTCACCAGTGTATTCTTCTACATAACCTCTACCGTACATATCACCATTAACGTGATTCCATTTTACTGTGAAGTACGGACATAATACGTCCGAATAGGTTGCTTCATAATTAACTGGTTTACCTTCAACTTCTTGAGTCTCTACCCACTTAGTAAGCGGTAAACCATCAACTTCAGTAACTACCCGTTGAATGCGTGTGTACAATGTAACTGTGTCAGTAGGTTGTTTAACCTCGATAACCTCTTTTAGATACTGAGGTAGCTCTGTGTAGCGGATACATTCCTTCAGAATAATATCCTGATCCTCACCTACGTTATTACGGCGAACTACGTAGTTCTTCAATGAGAACACACGTACCTTCTCGTTTTCTCGCCGCAGTAGTACATCACCTGTAATGATTAGTAATCGTAGAGCTTGTACTAGTTGTGCATAAGATGCATTCAGAAGTAACTTCCGACATGCTTTGTTCTCTAATGCAACTAAGGACTTAATACCCTCACGATCAATGTATTCTTTTAGTTGGTCGTTAGCTTCAATACGGAAGAAAGAGCTATTAGGTGGGAACAGTGTACTAGCTAACTTAGTGGCTAGTCGGTTCACCATCAATGCACCGATACTCTGGTAGTCGTGCTCAATCTGAGCATTACCGTTGGGAACTACCGTCTCGTTCTTTGGGAACACCGAAGGAATAGTCCAGAGTGCATAGTACTCTAATCTGCGCTTTAAGCTATCATCTGTGTACGTGCGGTACAACGACTCATGTGTTTCTCTGGACATTTAAACTCCTAGACATTCAACCCTAAGTTACTCGTTGCTGCACCTGTAGCACGTTTACGCCTACGATTATCTGCGGATGTATCCCCAAATGTATTTGCATCAATAGTAACTTCTGTACTACCTTGCATCTCATTCTGAGCATTCAACAACTGTGCTTGACGTTGTTCTTGCAGTAGACGTTCTGCACGTTGAGCTTCAGCCTTAGCTGCTTTCTCAGCACTATCGTCCATACCGAGAACACCCTTAACTAATTTAGAGAAAAAACCCATTATTGTAACTCCTGTGTTCGTTTCCTAGCTTGATCAATTAGATAACGTACATGAGTTACTACTGAACGTCTACCTAGATGGTAATACATATCGTTAGGTTCTTGTACCATAGTATTCTCTGGAAATACTGTATCTAAGTAATCTAATTGTTCCTTAGTAAATATTACTTTGTTTGTTTGATTAGAAAGGTTCATTTCTATATCCTCTAATACGTACCTCAATATAAATACTTATTGTTAAACAGCACCTTAACAAAACATGTAAGGTGCGTCTAAAACCTCTGAAATATCCAGATTTCCACGTTCAGGAATAGGGTACTCTGTAGCGTCAATACTGTTAAATTCAGTGAATGTTTCTGTACTAAAAGTACTGTACATATCTGCAAATGTCTTACGTAGTGATGTATGCATCTTCTGTACATCACAAGGATGTGTAGCAAAGCTATCATGGATAGGTAGGATACTCGCATCACAATCGTTAATAGTCATACATAAGTGTGCGCTATCTAAGCTATGAACGAAGTTCGGTACAATACCGTTAGCTGCTGCACGGGTATCATACACACCATTGTTATAACTCATGTAGATATTCTCAACACCCATACTACGGATATTAACTTTCTTAACTACTGTACCCTCTGACCAATTCACTACTGGTACACCTACTGGCGTAATCCATTGCATAGTGTGCTCCTTGTGCTTACGTACAAGCATCTGTAAGTACCCCATCATCTCGGTAGCTTTAGGTACAGTCTTGCCTACTCCCTGACGTAAAGCCTTACCTACAGGTACAGCTAAAGTATTCAGACTATAAGCAATTTTACCTTCAGCACTCTTGATTGGATCAATACCCGATGAAGCTAACTCCAAAGACAAACCATCAATAGTACTGAGTAATGTACTACCATACACTAGAGTCATTACAGGCTTCTTAGCCATAGCCCTTGTAATAGGTTGATCTTTCCAAAAGTCCTCAATGACGGGATCAGTAATTAGCTCTGCTAGAGATTCCTGAGAGCGTCTAGCAACCTCTAAGTAAATATCTGACTTCTGCTCATTGTGATTATTAATCAGGTTCGTGTAAGTTGCACCGACTGTATCTCGAGTGAGCGCACTAAGATGTTGGAGTCCTGAACAAGTTGCGTCCATAGCAACAGGGACATGACATACGTAGGCTTCGGGGTTATCCATTCCGAGCGCAGACTGCAAAGCCAACCCACTCTGCAAAAGCGTAAAAGCTGTGTCAGGTTCAGGGGCATCAACGTCAAGGGGGTTATTGATAAAATCACAGATCATCTCCCAATTATCATCAGTCCATTTAGCTTTGATTTCAGGACTATGTTTATCGTAACCACAGGAATTGGCTACGTGTACTTTCAACCAGAATAAGCCTTCAGCACCTAATGGTTTACCTTCAGCGAACTCTAGGCAACCTTTAACTGCATCGTTAGCCTGTGGATTCAGAACACTACGGAAGTACATACGACCACGCCAATCAATGAACGTAGGGAAGTACAAAGCAGCTTCATCTTGATAGCGGGTAAGCTCACGTAGACGACTAAGGATACCTGCTTTACGTCCTACTCGTTTAGCTTCTGTAGTGTACCAATCACGCATCTGATCCTTCCAGAGTTTAAACTGCTCTAAGTCTGTAGGAGTAGCTTCAGATTTTAACCAATCTTGAGGAAATGGGAATACAGGTTGTTGTTTAGGTTGTGAACTCGGTAGCCCTAGAATACCTAAACGTGTCCCTACAGCTTCTCTAAGCGTCTGTAGGACGTGTTTATTAACACGGTAAGGGGTTTGCTGCGTCTTAGTCATAGCATCCCGTACAGGGGCGCTCTGTGCGCTCTGTAGGATGTTTAGAATCCACTCACGCTGTTCACGTTTAAAGAATCGTAAACCGCACATAGGCGCTTGCATCTGAAACCACTCTGTTAAGTACCCACCATCGAACTGAGCTTTCCATTCTTTAGGTGGAACTAGCATAGGCGGGTACTTCACCATAGCCTTAGCTGCGTCTTGCATATCATCGAAGTGCTTTGCAAGTACATCTGAAGCTTCAATGTTGTACGTACCTACCTCTTGTGGTTGTACCCACTTGAATAACCCTGTACTTTCGTACAAACAATTCAAGAGTAAACGTGCAACTCCTACACGTTCATCTATACTCCAACGCTGCCAGTTCAACCCTAAGTTACTTGAACCTGCTAAGAGTGTACGGTAACGGTGATTAACGCTCTTAGTACCTGCGGAGTCTAAGTACTCTACAGTACGATCTGTGTACACAGGATTCAGCTTATCTAGGTACACAAGCATACTCTCGGACTCAATAACCTTACCGATATTACGTAGCACATCTTGCATAGCTACTGGTACAGGATTAGCACAAGCACTGATAACTTCACGTAAACCTGCCATAACTAAGACTTCAGGTTTAGCGTGTTTAAGCATAGTCTTGTACTTCCCTAAGTATCCACGCATAGGTACTTTCAGGAACTCTGTAAAGCTCTCTAAGGACGCTTCAAATGCTTTAGCTAACAAGATACGTCCTGTACCTATATCAGCAGCACGACCCTGTTTAAAAGCATCTAGTACAGCCTGTTGCCCTGCTGCGATACTAGAGGTACTGTATTCATCTTCAAGCTCAATTTGCTTCTGATATAAGTCCTGCACTTATTACTCCAATTATTTGTACTTACTGAAATCTATAGTTGTAACCATGAACCTGATATTACGTTCAAGTTCTACTAGTGTACCCTTGTTCCACAACGTATAATCATGTAGGTACGGTGTGTCACCTGTATGTACATCACTCATTAACGTGAGTGCGAATGCTTCTGACTTATGCCACATACAAGCCCCACCACTGTTACGCCAAAGCAGTATATTGTAGTCCACAAGCTCATTAGCAAAGCGTACATCAGATATGATATAATTACCATCTTGTTCCGTTAGGTACTTGACCCATGTATCAGGATCAATAGCCCGTATAACCTCTGTGCCTAGTAGTTGTTGGAACTCTCTAGGAGACATCCAAGTTTTACTGTCAATGTGTTTCTGACATAACATTGTGAAATCATAGAAATACGTCTCCATTGCTATAGGATCGTCTCCATATAACTTCAACCAGATATAATCCGTAGCATCAATGATCTTATCCGCTAAAGTAGGTGTAACGAATACACGTTCCTCTTTAACAGCTCGATCATCAAAGTTATCTCCGAAAGCTAAACGAGTAGCTTCCTTGAGTAACCCTGCGTATTTCTTGATCTCAAAGTGCATACCTTGTTCGTGTAGTACACGTTGTAGAATCTCTGCTGCGGTATCTTTACCTGACCCTGCTAGACCTAATAAACCTAATTTCATTCTTCTTCATCCTCATCGTCAGTGTCGCCACTATATCTAATATTATCACAGAATATACAGTACTCACGACCAGTTATATATGGATCATCTTCAAATCTACACCACTCCCCGCCCTCAAAACATGTACTCATACCGAACCCTCATATAGCTCTTTCATATGCTGTAATGTAATGTTCTTGTGTAGTGCATAACCGCCAGAGCACTCATACAACATCACACAACCTCGGAAGTGGTGATTACCTTGATAACCTTTGTAACCTTCGTCATGCTCGTAACAAGCCCCGACAATCATACCTAATTGCTTACGTCCTGATAATTGTAATGGGCGTTCAGCATAATCAAATACTTGCTGATGACCCATTACGTAAGACTCACCTACGTTCTTCAAACGATTTAATGCTGTACCACCAAAAGGTTTACCTGTCATTGGGTTAGCTAAGTAGTGTACAAAATTGATACCGCAAATATCTACGGGCTTCAGGAATGGTTGAACCTCCCAACCGTATTTACTGAATGCTAGGAACTCTGTACCCATGAAACCATGTAGTTCTGGATGTGTACTCACGTAACGATCAATACGTTCTTCATGATTACCTAACGTCACTACCTTACGTGGACTGTAGTTTGGTACACTCTGAATATGCTGCTCTAGGATGTCTAAACCTTCATCACCCGCAGCAATATCAGCACGGACTCGACGACCCTCTGCACTTAACTGACCTTTATCATAAGTACTCAGGGATGCCATATCATAGTGATCTCCGATGTGTACGATGATGTCAGGCTTCTTACGTGCGATATATGCTCCAATCCAATGCATGTACGTGTTATCAATACCTTGCTTGCACTGTGTATCGCCAATCACGAAGATAGTAGGTTTACGCTTAAACTTTGACATATTTCCACTTAATGCACGTATACCTTCAGGCATAGCATCCACCGCATTAGTAACTACCTTACGCACTAAGGAGTTTACAAACAACTCTGACTTACGTTCAGGATTCTCTAAGTCACCGTAGTACTGACTAACGTACTCTTTAGGGTAGGAGTCTCGATGACGACGTAGATGGGTTGTAATAGTGAAGTACGGTTTATCTAAAGCATCTGCAATCTCTTGGTGCGCTTTACCTTGATAATGCATACGCAAGGCATCACGCTTCCACTGTTTCCAAGTACCGAATTTAGATGTATTAACTGTCATTACTTCTGTGTCTCCTTAGCGACTTTCATTTTAGCTCTACGCATTGCTGCTGCTGTATTACGTTTAACTCTAGCACGATCTGCTTTCTGTTCTGGGGTCTTGTGGTCAGGATAAATAACTTTCATAGGGTTAGCCTGACAGTTATCATAGTATTCAAGTACGTTACGTAAGTACGGTATAATATCCTCGTACTTCATACTCTTAGCACCCCAACGACCTACGGCATTGTCGATTTTTCCGAGTGAAGCGTTACATGATCTATGTAATACACCCCGTATAATACCTGTTTCATGGCAATGATCTACTACATAATCAGATTTATTACCCATTACCTGTAAGGAAATAGGTTTTTTACACACTAGGCATAACCCGCCCTGAGTAGTTTTTAACTGGCCTATAGCCCAACTACGTAAAGAGCTACGGGATAGTTTAACAGCTTGCATGATGTACCCCTCTGATAACTCTATGTACCTGCGATGTACCAATATTAAATTTACGTGCTAACGCAGGTACACCATGCGTCTTAGAACCTCTAATGTATGTACTACGGATTATACGTACATCTTCTGGGGTTAGTTTAGTACGTCCATTATGTGCCCCGAAGTTTCGAGTATCACCTAATCGACCACGCTGCATACAGTCTCGCATGTTATCTTTCTGTGTGCCACCTTCTAAGTGGTTTGGGTTAATACATCTTGGATTATCACATATATGACGTACTACTTCAGGTAACTCACCTGTGGCTTCATAGTACACCTTACGGTGTCTAGTGGTAGGTTTCTTAGTACCACACGGTAGTTTGATCCATGCAGTAGCATAACCTAAACCGTAACCTTTACAACCGTGATCAATACACTCATTAAGCATAATCACTCCCGTACCAGTTAATCTCTAATTCATCTTGTTCAATACGTTCTTCAGTAGTCATCATGCAATCTCCAATCTTTTACCTGCTTTGATTTCTTCATCGGTGGCATGTCTAATGTCACTTAATTTTGCATGACCGTAATTATGTGCGGATTCAAAAAAATGAAGATCTAACCCTTTTGAATACTCGGTATACTCAAAAACTTCATTATCACTCATGCTGATCAAGACCACCTTATCCCCAACCTCAAAAATATTGTGCTGGCGGCGGTATTCGAGGAGTTCTGAGCTAAGTTCACTTAACTCTAACCTCAACATCCCTTTTAATCTTGGGTTGGGCACATCAACTGTTCCACTATCCCACGGGCAACCTCTAAATAAATCTAAAGCCTGCTCATAACCACCCAGTTGCTCAGTTAAATTCATCTTCTGTTCCCATCCATTCAGAGTTATAACAATCTTCTACGAACTGTAGGTTCGCAGGGCTTAGGTTGTGTTCTTTCATAAATCTGTAAGCACTATCATCACGATCACGAAGTAGCCAAAGTGCTTCTCCCTCTGCAATCACGTTCTGATTGATCTTTCTATAACCGTCAATTACTGCGTTAGCGGCTTCATCTGCTGTACTGATAGTACTTAGAATATCATAAGCACCCGCTTCACCACATAACTTACCATCGTACTTCAAGATACCCTGCACGTTATCTGCGGTATCTCCCATGAGCATTTGCGCCCAAAAGAATTTCTCACCTTTACCGATCATCTTACTAGAAGATTTACCGCTAGGTGTTAGCCAGAACTTCCGTTCAATCCACCCAAATGTATCTCCTTTAGGGAGAACTAAGTGTTTACCTTCATCTACATCATAACTCTCGTATGGATTAATACGTAAGTCCTTATCGGCTGAAATCATCACACTGTTAGGGATACTAAAAGCATCGATCATTAAACCATCATCGGCTTCAATATCATGATGTGCTAGGATTTCAATGTACTTATGACCTGCAAAGTACTGCTCTGCTTGGGCACGCAGTACCTCTAACAACGGTGGCTTCTGCTTACCAGTACGGTTAGCTTGATACGGTTTAACTGTATTGAGTAAGTGCCTACCGTTCTTGTAGCAACCTCTAGGAGTAAGATGCACCCTAGCTGAACTACAACTAGCCAACATCATGTGCATCTCAATATCTTCATGGTAGCGTCTCAGAGCTGTCTCAATCTTCGCTACACCGTTAGTATGCTGATAGCAAGCACCATCACCGTCGTACAGCAGAACTCTCCCTGTACGGCTCTTAGGTACGCTTGTAGCTAATGTAGTACTTAGAGCTGCTGTATCTACACCAAAGCGTTTTAGAATGTCAGTCATCTTGTAATAACCAATCCTGTAATTTCTCAGCTAAGGTTGAAGCTTCATCCCTATCAAGAATAGTCGTGGCACCTACGGTCATTATGGTTAATTTACCAGTAGTTTCGTCATACTCCAGACAGATTGGAATAGTGTTATAGGTACGTTTCATTCACAGGTACTCCCACAGTAACCGCATGTACTTGTGTACATAGCAACTAAACCACAGTTAGGACAATTACGTATCTTCATGTAAATATCGCTAACCTCGGTACTTACATCTTCTTTATCACTTATCGCTTCATGTGCTTGCATTATAACCTCTTTAGGTAAACCAATCTCTACACCGTTATGATTGATCCAAACAGTGTTTGATAGAATTTGAATTTGTGTACTCATTTTAGAACTCGGTTGTGAGTACAGGCACTTATACCTGTACTCGTAGTAAATATTAAACTGTAGGTACAGCAGGCAAATCAGTAGGTTCAGCGCTTGCAGTAGGTGTATCTGTAGCTGTAATGCTAGGTAACTCTACCCCACCTGCCATGAGTAGGCGTTCAATAGGTGAACCTACAAAGTTAGTTGCACATTGAATCTTCTCTTGAATGAAGTTCTTAGACTTCGTAACCTCCTGTTCCTCTACCTTAGTAGTGTACGTACCTTCAATCTCAATAGACTTCCATTGCTCAATTGTAGGTGAGTTCCACAAGAACAGTTGGTACTTATCATCAGGTAGCTCTGGCGCTTGGTATAGCTGTCCAGTCATTACATCCACTGGTTTAGTTAATTTACGGAAGTCATAGTCGTTGTACTTCTTATCTTCAGATAATCCAATTGGTAGTAGGTACAACCCACCTAGCTTCTCAACATAGTGCTTAGCATCACCTGCATAATTAATCGCATTAAAGATTGCTGTACTCTTAGACTTCTCGTTAGTACTGATTGCTAGGTCAAAGAACGGAGATAGTACAGGGAAGTAACCTTGTGCAACATCTTCCTCAGTGCAGAAGGGCACTAACTTACCAGTTGCATCCGTACCCATACCACCTACTACATAGAATACTAATTTAGCTTCTGGTGCAGGTGGTTTAGCTTTACCTTGATATGCTCGTTGCGGTTGTGTACCTAAGTCAATGTACCCACCGAATCGTACAAGTGCTGTACCTGTAGGGAGTAATCGTTTCTCGAAGTTACCACCTGCCGACGTATCAGTCATATCAGTTAGTACGTTAGATTCTACTGCTGCTTGTGCTTGTGCTAATAAACTCATGTTCAATTCCTTAGTCTAAAGTTACTTTATTCATCATTGATTCACCTACTTCAAGTTCAGCAGGGAAAGGTGTTGTGTGGTAGTTCCACTCAGTATATGTTGGTATTTTCTCACATAACCATTTAGGGGTACTCTCCATAATCTCTTTTACCATCGTCCCCGCAAGGACTGCCAATCCCTGTGATGCACAGTCTGTTTGGATACAATCGTGGACAGTGTTGATTGGGAGCACTTGTTCAGAATAAAAGTCCCGTTCCAACAGAGCACGAATAACTCGTCCACAAGCTGCTTGAACGATGAAACTAGCTTCGCCTTGAATGGCGTAGTTAGCAATCTGTGTATCTTTGTAATCATAGTACTCTCTACCATCCTCTCGTTTAGGGAACTGTCGGAAGCTGTAGCACGTGCCACCTTTAGCTTGATAGTAACCTCTACGGTAGTGCTTCCAGATACCTGTCTCTGGGTCTTGTTCACGCTCCATAGGCTTAGTTAGACCTACACGCTCCACTTCAGGGCGGATGTGTAGTTGAGCAAACACCGATGACTCAGGAAATAGTTTAAGCTCAGTCTCTTTAAACTGCTCGGCTTCTTCAATTGTACATCCTGTGCTGAATGCGATACCTGCGGCACTAGCTCCGTATTGATTGCTGAAAGCTCTCGGCTTAATATCGGTACGTAATTGCTTATATCTCTTATGGTCAGGATGAGACTTATCATGACACTTCTTAAATACATCATCATAGGGTTCTCCTAAAGCACCTGCTAAACGATAGCAGTGCATATCTGTACCTGCTAGTAAGTTCTCTAGGAGGTTCTTATCACCAGAAATACTTGCGAGTGCAACAACCTCTAGTGCCCCATAGTCATTCTCAGTTAGACGACCATCCTTACCAAAGCGGGAACAGAACATCTCCTTAACCTTTGAAGTACCATCACGTGGCACGTTCTGAAGATTTGGATTCGATCCACTCAAGCGACCCGTTACTGTCGAACAGTTATTCAATCGGTGATGAATGATCCCATCAGGTTCAACATACTGAAGCATACCTGATTGCTTACCACTATCATCAGTTCGTAAGTAATACGTCCCAGTATCTTTCTCTAAGGCTTTCAGTTCCTTCAGGGGTTTAGCAGCATCAGTGTATGTTGCTAGTACATCTAAGCTACCACCTGATGTACTATACACAGGTGTACCACATACTAGATTACGTTTACCACTGAACTCTGCACGTTTACCTAAGTACTGATCTTGAACATGCTTGGGTAACTCATACAGATTAATAAGACCTTTGAATGTGTAAGTCTTGTCGCCCCATTTGAGTTTCTCAACATCTGAATCAATCTTGAATACCTTAGGCTGACCCTTGTTCTTCCCTGCTTTGAAACGTGTAAGGTATTGTTGGTGGGTATCATCAATGCTCTCACCTGCCCCGACATAATAAATACCATCAGGTTTAACAATCTCAAACATCTCAACCTGCTCGTACTTCTTAGGCTCGTAACTAACTTTAGCCTTGTACTGTACAGTACCACCAAACAAGAACGCTGACATGTGATACGGACTGGTGAAGCTGAACTCTAATTCACTAGGTAGATCGTCAGGAAGTAGTTTCAGGATACTTTCCTTGATCTCTAAGATACGGGCTTCCTGTTCAGCTTGATTCTTCTTAGCTACCTCAAGATCAACATACAATCCAAAGTACGTAGCATACGCATTGAATAGTAAACTATCCATACGTATCTGAACCATATCCCACATACCTTGTTGCTGTAGTAATGGAATCTGACTAAAGCACACTCTACGTGTATTCGCTACGTCACCCACTACAGGGTCAGCTAAGTACTTCATCAGTAGAGCCTGATCAATCTCAGAAGTTTTATACCCTGCTTCCCAAAGTAACTTAACTTCATCAATCTTCATAGTACCACCGTACTTCAAAGAGCAATCTTCTAAGCGTGGGTACATCTCCTGTTGATGACTCAGTAAGAACTCCATGTACTGTGTACACAACACCTTACCACCACGTTTGAAGAAGTTATCTAAAGTCTCAGGGTAGAACTTACGTAACCACTGGATTTCAAAAGTTACGTTGTGGCAGACTAAGTACTTCTGACCATCTAATGCACGTTCTAACCAGTTACTACTAAGTGCTAACTCCTTTGTGGGGAAGTACTCACTTTGAATATCTTGGTTATCAATACACCAACCTGCTGCTACAATCCAATTATCAGGATTATGTGGTGAGCTGTTGTTACCATACCACTCATTAGTCTGGGTCTCAAGATCACAAATACAGAATGTCATACTGGTACTCCACATTGACAGAAGAATAATAACCTACCACATACACTACATCTAATACTGTACTTCATCTATGTACTCCATTTAAGTAATATACTAAGTAGTACTATAATCTGTATTAATATAATACATAATAGTATATCTACAATAGTATTTAATTTTACTCTCATATCTATCTCTCCTAATACCCACCTCAATATAAATGGTACTTATAAATCAGTAACTTATAAGTACCTAGAAAACGTATTAGTCTACATCTTCAATGAGTTTAATATCCTTATGATTTCCCCAATCTGTCTCTCCATTAGGGAAAGTTACACAGACAGTTAAATCATATTTATAATCTACAGATTCTACACATGCCACAGTACCTATAAGACCTACAGTGTTCGGTGAAAATGTAGCCATAATATTTGTAGTGTGAAGTGCTTTCTTAACTTTAACAGTTTGACCAACTTTAACATTTTTAAGTTTCATATATTATTCCTCAATTAGTTTATATCGTTTACCATTAAGTTCAATAACTTCAGGTTCATGTTTAATGCGCCAGTAGTAATCATCTACTTGGTGTATGTATACAGCGTGATCTACAGAAACCCAACGTGACGGTACATCTTTACGCTTACGTTCTAACTTCGTACCCTTACGAAGATGCTCAAACACTTCTTCAGGTGTGAGTACAGAGTTAGGCTCTACTGCTTCAAAGACACGTTCTGGGTAGTAGCTTAATATACCAGAATTTGTACGCACCTTATACCACGCATCAGTGACACTGACTAGGGTAACTTCATAAATAAATCCTTGCGTTATATCCCCGAAACCTGCTGCGATACAACGAACTTTATCACCAACTTTAAATTTAGACATAATCATTTCCATGTATTTAAATCAGGGTTAAATGTAGTCTCAACCTTAACGTAAGACTTCTTACCTGAGCGTTTAAGTTTGTTCTTAGGTGTACTAACACCACGTAGGAACTCTTGGTTGCTATCAGGTTGAGCGTAAGCTCCGCCCCATATAGCTAGGTCTAAAGTAGTCTGAATACCCGTCTTACTATTTTGACACGCACTCAGAGGTGGGAATAACAGGTCAAATCCTTCAGCACTAATCTGAATACTACCTATGTGGAACATCTGGTAGATCGCTGTGAACTGTCGCATAGTATCCCATACGGTTTCAAGTTGCTGAACATCGTTCGCACCTTGAGAACCTACAGAACGGATACGACCAGTCATATCAGTCATCACACAGAACGGGTTATGCTTCTCGATTAACGTAGCTACTTGGGAGGTAGTCCAACCGTGAATGTTCACTAATCGGATGGCATCCTTACGACCTACTACCTTAACGTACTCATCAACAATACCTTGACCACCTACACGTTTACCTAGATCAAATAACTGCTCATTGGTAATACCTAAAGCTGTCTGATAGATACGTGGTGTGATACTCTCGGCAGTACCCTCATTCACTAGGTACAGTAAAGGTCTGAACTCCTTTTCGTAACCTGTCTTTAGGAACTCCTTGTGTTGTTTAGCGAAGCTCACAGCAGCAGCACAGAACAAGGAAGTCTTACCTTTGTCAGTCGGCATTGCAACGCCTATGTTCTTACCTGCGGTAATACCCTTAACATTCTCAGGGATAGCTTCAGGTAGGAAGTCCAATATATAACCTGCATCATCTGCTTCAGCTTGGATGTACTCCCATACATCACCATCAGCCCACGGAGCGTCACCATATACGTCTGTTTGGCTTCTAACACCTTGCGTTAGGGTATGTACCTCTGTGAGTAAATCAACCTCCTCACCGTCCTTATAACGCTGTAGAAGTATACGTAGTTTACCCTCGTAACGTAGCTCATTTAATTGAGCAATTGTTTGAGTAATTACCTCCTGAGTTACAGGTACATCTAAGGACTTTAGTAACTGCTTGAAGATTGCTAGTTGCTCAGTGCTAGGCTTACACTTTAACTTCACAAGTGTTTCTAATGTGTCACTCTGCACGACATCATGCTCAGGGTAACTCTTGAAATACAACCCGAAGTACTCAAGCATCCTTCGGGTATCTGGGCTAAAGGATTCTAAGGGTACATAAGCGTACAAAGTATCGTATCGCTTACGTGTTCTTAGGGCTTGTAACAGGTTGTTATCTAACATTATTTTACCTTACGTAAATCGTTAATATTTGCAGAGGACACACGTTGACCTTGATAAGTTGTTCGGTTATGCACATCATTATCCCAACACACAAAAGGTACATTAGTGTACTTACCATCCTCAACTAATGTACCAAAAGCACCTTTACGTTCAGGTCTACGATCAGAACCTTTGTACTGTACCCGCACACCAACTTTAACATTTTTAAGTTTCATAACTATCTCCTAGACTAAGTACTTTTGAACGGCTGCAATAAATTCTTTACGTTTACTGTACACATTGTTATGTGAGTAATCGGCTGCTGTACTACATCCATCAGTGTATCGGGACACTGTATCCCCTTCAATAAACACTGTAATACCGAAATTATCTACTGTACGATAACCACTTAGTAGAAAACTGCGTAAACCTAGAGCATCTAAGCTCTCAATGGTACGCTTGTATTGCTTCTCAGATTTAACAAATAGTTTAACATACGATGTCATAACAATAACTCTCTTAGTTCCTGTGGGGTTAGGTCTTTAGGATCATACCCACCAGTAATTTTATTTAGTACATCAACACCTAGAGGTGCTAACCTACGTTTAATTTGATCATAGCAGTCATACCCTGCCTGATCTCCGTCTGTACAGACGTATACAACCTTATCCATCAGTAGATGTACCTTAGTATCATCTAGTGACGTACCGAGCAAACACAGCGCACTCAGCCCTGTGTAGTAACGTATCTTAGCAGCACTGAAGAAATCCTCAGTAATGCACACACGCTTATCAAGTACATTTTCACCTTGCAAGTACAGATACCCGTCACCGTCATCCCTGTAGTACCTTAACCACTTAGCACCATTAGTACCTGTACAATCTCGCCCTAAATCTACACGGGGAAATCGTAGCACTAACCTGTGATCCATAACGTTGTACTTCATACACGCTCCTACAGCTCGTAGCAGCTCCGTAGAGACACCTTTAGCTTGTAGTAGTACTATCACACGCTTGTACAGCAAAGGATGCTTGTGCGCTAACTCATAGAGTTCTATGAGGTCTTTAGTATTACAGTACTTCCTGTACACTACAGTATCTTTTGGTACTTCCTCGTAGAACTCTTTGTACTGCTTACCTGAAGTCTTACATCGGTGACAGTACGCACTCCAAGAGTCTGAGTTATTCCATACATCTAAGGACTTCGTAGCACCACAGCCATGATCTACCCTACGCTTCTGACCTATAGGTACTTGTTTAGCTTTAGATATCCATTCGCTGGGATGCATTGCTTACTCCTTAACTAATTTTAAGTCTACTAAACGGTAACAATTACTGCACCCGTTACCCCAGTCTACATGGATACTAAAATCCCCATCTATAGCAGCGCCTAAACTAAAGGATGTAATACAGCCTGTAGTATCTTTAGGGTTATGTACACCCTGCCCACTGTACCACTTAGAGCTACGTTTGATCTGTACTTTAGCACCTACAATAGCGTTCTTAGCTTTCATGAGTGGTTCTCCTTAATGCGTTTAAGATTGCTGTAATGCCCGATGTCCTGAGCACCATCTGAGAACTCTACTATTACATCACCCCCTGTATCAGGTTTAGTCTTAATTGTACCCACTGAACCTCGATGTCTGGGGAAGAACGATAGTGTATACTCATGCATCTCAGTTTTAACACGTACTTTAGTACCTACTTTTACATTCTCAAGTTTCATTCTGCATCTCCAACAGCTTCACGTACAATACGCTTAAATTCTTTTGGTGTGATAGTGCGCTTACTAATACCCGAAGCCCCTACATCATAATCATACAACCCACCACAATACACTGTGATTATATTTGGTGTGGGTGTATCCACATAGTTATCTAAATTACAACCATAAGACTCTAGGAACTTACGTACACCCTTACCAGTTTTGACTTGGATTTGATATTTATTTTCAGGTAGTTCACCTTGAAATGATTTCATTATTTAATACCTCGTAAATAATTCCAGATTCGTTGTAGTACATTAGGTTTACGACAGTTAAATTTAAGTACCGTTGATACAGGTTCAATATCTTGAACACGTCCCCATGTTTCAGTACCATCGAGTTCAATACAGATTTGAAGCTCACAATCGGTACGGTCAACTATTAGTACAGTACCCTCACGTTCACCATCTACACTGAACGTATCGTAATTAAAGCCTTTAGCAGGTACAGTATCTACAACACGGACTAACTGCCCTTCGTACACATCTTTAAGTTCCATATTAAACTACCTCATATAATTTGTTAGGATCATTGTAAACACCTTGCGTTGTGAAGTGCTTAGGTACACCATATCGCTTAATGTACTGAGTGTACTGCTTATTCATTTCTTGAGCTTGGAATACAGCTTCATAAGCCACACCGTACAACGCACAGAACAGGGTATATAACTTACCATCACGTTCTAGCATTGCAGGGATACCTTCAATCTGTACTTGGTTCAACGCTAACAGGAATGCATTAGGTTTAATACCGTTACGGATTAACCATGAGTTAGTTTCAGGGGCTAGGCGGTAGCCATGCTCGTCTGCCGTACCGATACATACAGTATCTAGGTCTTTCTGCTCGGTGAGTATTTGGCTATATTCTGCATGAACACCTAGTACAGGGTTTACTTCATCAAACACAATACTTGGGTGCAGTACAGCACGGAGTAACTGCTCTACCTTGTGATTAGTTACAGGATTCTGAATCCACTTCAGGTTATTGAAGCGGTTAGGTACATAGCGGTTAGCTTTTGGAGTTGCTTTAGTGTTTAACATTACACAGTTTCCTTATAAAGTTTGTAGTTTTCACAGAAGTAATCATTTGTGTACATACCCCATTCATTATCTAAGCACACTCTCCCGTTAGAATAGGATACAATTGTACTTACATCAGGCTTATTGTACTGAGCTTTGTAGGCTTTCTTAGGTACAACCTTAGTACCTACTTTAATGTTCTTTAGTTTCATTCTGTAACTACCTCAAGTGCTTTATAGTGGCAAGCTGTGCAACGTGTATCTTCATCAACACAAAGTTCTTCCGCAGGTACTAACATGTTATTGTACTTAGCATCATCGAACTTAACCCATAGTAGGGGAGGTTCAGCATCCATAAGAGTACCGATTTGATTGTACGAGTGAGCACCTACTGCTGTTGAACGTACTCGTAAACCTACTTTAATGTCTTCTAGTTTCATACTACTTCCCCTTTAGGACGTTGTGGTAATTCATTAACAATATATTCAAAATTAGGTTGGACTTCCGAACCTAGTGTGTGATTGTACAGACATGCTGTGAAGTCTGGTTCGATATGCAAGTACAGCCCTTTAAAGCGTGGATACTGAGCCATAATATTCTCACTGAACTCAGTATCTACAACATAGCCCATAGCTTCTAGGTCAAACTGTATTTCTAACCAATGTGAGAAGTTATGTACTTTCAGGCATACACTGGAATTAATCTTGGACATAGTGTTGCTCCACATCACGTACACGGCTTAGGATAGATTCTGTACCACAACCGTCATGGTTGTATATACAGATTAAACCAGTTGTGTCTACTACCACATGCGTACAATATCGGTGACGCCTTGAATCGTTATTCCACGCAACATCATCCACAAAACCACGCTTAGCGAACTTCTGTACTTTCTTTAAGGCATCCGTGTAGTCTTTAACAGGGATAGCTACACTGTATTTTAATTTAGGCATTATTAAATCCTCATTCATTAGGGACTAAGCACACACAATTGAGTACTTACTGACAGCATCCCTTAGAATGCTGTTATAAATACACTATGGTAGTTGTTTAGATTTAAATTGCTCTACACGTGAACGCATTAGGAGCTTCTGTAACCTGTATACGGTGAGTCTACTAGGTAAACCACTACCACCTACAGTAAATGATGCATAAGGGTGATTAGCAATCCATACCTCAACACCTTTTAATCTTGCGGTGCGTCTATCTATATGTGTAAAGTACACACCTTCTGATAAACACTCCCTAAACCATTCGTCTAAAGCTTGATCTGTAGTGTGGATACGTATCCACATAGTAGGTGTAAGTAAACCAAATAAAACAGCACTAATCCAATATAAAAACTTATCCATATTACACCTCATTTAAACCTAAGTACTCGATAGCATCTTGTACGGTATGGAATACTTCACAACTACAGTCGTGATTGTGTAACTCAGCTACTAACTCCGACCAATTGTATAACCCTACGTACACAGGTAGCCCCATATCTAACCAACCGTGATACAGCTCATACACTGTATCACTAAGTACGTCAATGTACTTAGAGTGCTCGTACTTACCGCCTAAGCTACGGACACGCCCAATAATAACATCTAGGTGATGTTGTGTTTGAACTTTGATTACACATTCTTTCATAGGATTCAACCCCCTTAGTGATTATAATTACAGTCATCATGGAACATCCACAATGAGCCTATAGTACAGCCGTTAATATCCTCTAGGTACACTGACATATAGGTGTACACTAGCTGACGATTAACACGGATACAGTTCTGTTTCAGATGCTTCATAGTCCACACTCTACCATATACGCTTGCATTACTTGATACGCTATACGGATTTTACCTGAGAGTACAGCACGCACTCCCTCGCACTCATTCAGTAGACGTATAGTGTTAGCCTTTTGATCTACACAGAAGTCTTTGTGTTCTTTGTAGTACAGCGCTTGACCGACAGTATCATGATATACAGCAAAGAACACTTTTAGCGCCCGTTCTGTACTTGTATGCTTCACAGTGAACTTATAAGCATTCACAGCCATTAAACAGTTCAGGTACAATTCATCCTCGAACTTAGTAGTGCCACGACCTATCTCATAAGCAACCGCATGGTCTACATCATGGATAGCACGGTACATCAAATTCACTTCAGGACTGAAGTACAACTTGTCCGCATCGTTAGCACCGTTGAACACACGGAAAGGCGCACCGTATTGCTTACAGTTCTGCCACATAGCATGAATAGCTTTCCCAGTGTTAGGCACATCCGCACAGAATTGGAACTCCAAACCACTACTGCGCACCGCTTGCGATAGGTACGCCTTGAACCACACTTGTGCTACAAACATCGGTTGATTAGTATTCATAATGTTCTCACTTGTTATATGAATTTACACACTAACAGCAACCACACGGATTGCTGCTGTTTGTAAACTGCTTACAGTATTTCACTTGTAGTCTGTAAAGTTTGCTCAAGTGCTTTCAATGCCTTCAACGCATCTTGAACACCCTCTAAAGTAGCACCCTCCTTTGATGCCTTGCTAACACGTTTAACCAATTGAGCTACAGCCTTATGCACATCGAAGGCAGTTAAAAGATCAGCTTCAGGTTTAAAGTTATACCACGCATTAGCCACAGCACCATCCAAGTCAAAAGACTTAGTACGATCTAGCTTGAACACTTGCCCACGTTCGATCTTGTCCTTGTCACCGTCTAAAGACTTGTCTAATAGGCTTACATTGCCATAAGCTAATACCCATTCAACAAAGGCGTGTTTACGTGCACCTTTTGGCAATGCATTAACAAGGTCGTTAAGCATGGTCGTGTTGCTATGTTCTGCGATATGCTGTAAACAGCTAGTACCTGCCACATGGATGTCATGATCAAGCTTTTGACCACGTACAGCGATTGATTTAATTGCTTTTGCAAGTACAGCGTTATCAGTGATTAGTTTCATTAGGTGTTTCCTTGTGTTGTGGATTATATACTAACATGATCACAGCATGATCATGCTATATATAAACTTAGATTGCAGTGTACTTACTAGTATCGTGATAGTCCCGCTTAGGATTCCAATACGCTGTGTGATTATCAGATACGCAGTAGCCTAAGACATTAGCGTGCTTAACCGCAAGGTCTTTAGCTTGATCCCGCCACTCAGCATTTACAGTTACAACTAAACCTAGCATGTGGTTTACAAGTGTAAAATCTCTTTGACTTAACTTACTCATGGTATTCCCTTGTGTTGTGTTTACTTAATTGCATGACCTAACAGCTAGGCTAGGTCATACTATAAATAAACTCTTTGAGCTTTCATTGCTCATGCATAACCGTAGGTATCCATCGTTGCACTTGCTAGGTGCTAGGCTTATTACAGTGTAGTCTTTCGCTTAGTATGCTTTAATGAATAACCATGCATCATCTACATGGTACTAGGTTCGGTCATAAAGCTAAGTCACCAAAGCGTTTACAATCTAGTACTAGTTGGTATGATTGGCATGTTAAACTGTTTAATTTCACTTGTCAATCACTTTGTTTAAACTTTTTAACTTGCTTCTCTTGTTAGGTATATAAACCAACTCAAAGACTGTAAAGCATTTAAACTGTGATCATTAAACTATAACTTGTTTAACTTGTCAATCATATTTTTAAATAATTTATCTAGGGTCATCTCACTAGATGTACCTTAACTTTCCTTTCGTTCCGTCTTGGTATGAGTGCATTATGATTCAATCGATTCAGTACGTCAATCACTTTGTACTAAATAATTTAAATAAATTTATATATATCTTATAAGTGATTGATATTCATAGTAATAAATATTTAAATAAATTTATATCAGTATATCTATATAGAACTATTAAAACGTTTTCTACCCTAGTATAAGCTATTGATATTTATATATAAGTTATATTGAGGTGGGTATTGATATAAAAGATATAAAAGATACCTAAAGTAAAGTATCTATATGTACTCATAAGAATACCTATAGAGGATAAGATAAGAATATAAGATATAGATTCATAGAGTATCTATATAAGTATCTATATAAGAATTGATAGTAAGTCAAAAAGAAGTAAGCCAATAAGATGATAGGACAAAAATAGGTAAGTCACCTGAAAGGACAAAAGAAGTAAGCTAGCTAATCTATAGAGCAAAAGAAGTATAGAACAAAAAGAAGCAAGCCCTCCCAACTGCACACCCGCACCATAGAGTCGAAGACTCAAGAACTATAGATATATACCCCTGTAGTACTCTATATCTATACGTATACGCACGTAGCATACCCGTACTAGTACTGTCAAGGTATATCTATATAAATACCTATAGATACTTCATTGAATTATTATATGATGAAACTCTTGACAGATACCCAAGTACCTATGATATGATCCTACTAAGAAGTCCTCCTGAGAGGTGTACACGGGGGAGATTCCTTGCGTGGTGGTGGGGACACCCCTTCGTAAATTTCTATCAAATTTTGGGTTCGAGTTAGTACTCACACCCACCACAATTACACAAATATTAGTTACAATCAAATCTAATACGGCAACCTAGACACCCACAAGTCAACATACTATCCGTACACATATAACCGTCCTCGGTAACTAATCCGAATACATTAAACATAATCTTCTCCTAGAACCTCATAGGAACTCCATAGAGCGATTCTACAGAGTTCCTTGAGCATTTACATACAATTGCTTTACTTGCGCTTAAATGCGCTTACAATAACCTTCAAGAGACTCAGTACACCTAGTACCTTACGAGCATCTTGTACACCACGTTGGATGTTATCAGCTTTACTTGATGTATTAGTCTTATTGATTGTCTCAACAGTATCTAACACAATACCGATGTTATCTTTTAGTACCTCGGTATCTACTTCCTTTAATGCTTCTTTAGCCTTATCTTTCACTTCTGTTAATTTAGACATTTGATCTCCTTTGATGTTGTCTAGTTTATTTAGTTTGTTTAGTACCGATCTCTCTTGGTACATCATCGTTTACCACCAAAACCTCTACGGTTCATATTTGAACCTGATCCTATACGTGGACGACCTCTAGTTGCTTGTCTGTACTGGGTATCATTGTAACCCATCGGATTACGCATCCATTCGCCCATAGCAGCTTGTTCTCGCTCTACAGCTACCTTATGTTCATCCTTAGCTAAGAACCCCTGTAATCGCTCTACAACAGCTTGTACAGCATCGGCTCGGTCATCCTTAACCAACGATTGTCTATCGTACGTGATGTTACCTAGTTGGTAGAACGCACTATAGAATACTCGCTTGTCCTGTGTGTGCTGTTGACACATCTCCCAATCTTCAGCAATAGCTTCTGCACTAACCACTAACTTATGTCTACGGGTTACAGGTGAGATAGTATCAATGATACGCTTCTCTTTCTGACCTGTTACGTGGTAATCACTCACACCGAAGCCTGAGAGCTTCATAGCGAGCGTTTGTGGGGTAAGCTGTACCATTGCAAGGAACGCTAGGAAACTCTCGTCTGTAGAGCTTATAGAGCACCATAAACGTAGCTTATCTAATTGAGCTTTGAATAAGTTAGTTACTGCACCATGACCCATGTTCTTCTCGATCTGTAAATCCTTAATATCGAGTAGTACCATCTTAGCAATAATACGGTTCATGTTCTGTTCTGATAAACCACCTTTGTAACCACCCACTGATAACAGATAGATATAACTATTGGTAGCTGCACCTGCTGCATAAGCTAGTTCATCACCACCATCACCTGCGGGATCGACACACATAACCTTGTGCTCATACGGTACGTACTTCTCTGAAGCACCTGCTCCCCAGTACATCCTGAATGCACTAATCGCAGGGTTCAGCTCCTTGTATCCTTTAGATGGGTCACAAGACCACTGTACGCTCTCTGGAGCGTTCTCTGAGCCTACCCCTAGTACTACCATATCACTTAACTTAATCTTCGTTCTAAGAGCATCTGAGAGCGTTGTATCGAGCATGTACTGTAAAGCAAAGCCTTCTTCACCGTACTCAAGTTCTTTCTCTTGTAATATCGCTTCTGAAATATGGTTAGGGTCTGTAGCTTGACCACGTTTACCAGTGATACCACCACCTGTTTGTAGGTCTGGATTCACTAGTAGTTCTTGCATGATCATAGGAGCAACTTGTGTACCTGCCCCATAGCGCTCTAGTTCTTCGTTAGTAGGGTAACGCCCTGTCCAGATACGAACATCGTAACCACGTTGAGGTAACGCACGGTATACTGAGTCTTTCGTCTGCGGTGTACCTAAATACAGAATCTCACCTGTAATACAGATAGCTGCGAACTCTTTAGTTAAGGATAGCAACGTCTCACGCATAGGTTGAGTCATAGAGTTCTTAGGTGTCTCAATCATTTATGTTAAGGTAAGATTCGTTAGACCTTACCCCATCTCTTATCTCTAGCTGCTGCTGTGTTCACGGATGCAGATACAAACTGACACGCAGCTAAACTGTACACACGATTCCCGTCAATGCGTAAGTCTTTATCTAAGTGAACATCTTTACCAGCAATAAAATCTTGGTAGTTCGGGATGTCACTGAATGTGTTTAGGAATGTTTTAAAACTATGCCAAGGTTTATCAACCGTAACATCTACATAGGATTTATCATAACCACCATAAGCACGTTTAAGCATATTAGCCCATAAGTCATAAATACGACGTTGCTCTGTACCTCTAGGTTGTATACGGACACCATCTAAGTATCCTACACCATATACAGAAGGTTTACGATGATCCTTGACCTTGTTACTAATTAGGTTAGTGGCACGGCACTCTGTAATGTAACCTGTGTCTACAAAGCGAATAATTAATCTGGTTGGTTTAGTACCAAGATTCTTTAGAATCTCTACTGTACCGTTAGTTGTGTGCACTAAAGCACCTTGGGAATATTTGCTAGATTTTGACATGAATGTCTCCTTTATAAGAAATGCTGTATGTCACCATACAGATCGGACTATATCTTCAACTACAGATAAGTAGTTGCTGAACTTTTCGAGTCACTTGACCCTACTCCACAATGGGATAGTCTCTACACCTGCCCGAAGGCTCGGCTCGGTATTGTCTACATTGCATAGAAATGCGTAGAGTTTCACCGAATTTGAACAGTTTATAGACGACAGTGAGTTTTATCGTCTGCCAAAATGAAGTCAGCACGTTTACCCGTAAGGGATGCTGTGATACCTACGGAGACTACTGAAGCTGTCTTATCAATACCTTTAAGGCTGTAATGCACATCGAAGTTACTAGCACTATCTCGGTCGCCCT